CTTCATCAAGTAGGATAGCCCACTGCTTGCAGCAGATAGCCCCACCACCCTGTAGGAGGGTGTTAAGGGCTGCATGGGCACGCCTGATGAGTATTCTTCTACCATCTATACCTCTTATGTAGCCTCTGGAGGAGTGTTTTTGCACACTTTGTATGAGGTTGTCAAGCTTGGGAAGGTTAGATAAGAACTTCTCCCTTAGTTTTCTGCCATCTTCCTGTGATCCATTAACGATAGAGCCTATCTTCTGATTACCGGCTCCATAGATGAAGGCATAGATGAAAGTCTTGGCTGCATTCCTGTTGGGTAACTCTGCTAGCTCCTGATTGTAGGTATGTGGATCGCCTTCCAGAACCTCATGAATGTATGGTTCATCCTTCATGTAATGAGCCAGCATCCGTAGCTCCAGACCCTTGGCATCCATGCCTACGAGGACATGGTTGTCATCAGATACTGTCCAGCACGATCTTGAATCGCTTCCATAGGGCTTATGGTTAGCTACAATATTAGCCATGTTAGGATCAGCATGAACCATACGTCCTGTCACAGCACCCATGGTGATAACCTTACCATGTACTCGGCTATTATTATCTACAACTTCTAACCAGCTTTCGATAGTCTTAGCTCTGGTCTTCAGCATCTTCCACTCTGCCAGCCTCTTGATCTCTTCAGGCGCTGAAGGAGAGATGGTCTCCAGGTTCTTCTCACTTATCTTAGGAGAACCTTTTGGGGTAAACTCTATGGGCGACCAGCCATACTGATCTAGCCTCTCGATGATTTGCTTGGGTGATGCAAGATTAAATTTCTCATACTCGAATACGGAGAAGGGTCCACCGATAATATTTTTATCAATATTCTTTAGACCTACCGAGGAGAGTGTGCCGTCCTTCTTAATCTTAGGCACCACCTCTCTAATTAACTTAGCTCTAGGTGCTACCTTGTTCAAGACACTGCTCTCTATTTCTTCAGCCCTGTTCGACACCTCCATCATAAGTTTGTGAGCTTTTTCCGTATTAAGATAGAAGCCTTTGCTCTCCTGCTTGTTAAGAACATGCCTTATCTTATGCTCTAAAGTTATTGATTTATCAGAGAAATCTCTCTTCTCTGTACTCATCAGATAGTCATAGACTTTATGAGTTATATGCACATCATTCTCACAGTACTCCAACATCTCTGGATTGAAGTGTGAGAAATCTTTGTAGTTAATCTTACCTAGTCCTAGTCTTTGACCCCATGCTTCTAAAGAGTGACGACCCTCTCGATCAGGATTAAAGAGGCAGGATAGAATATATGTGTCCTGTATTTTAGATACAGTCAGCCCAGATTTCCATAGCTTATTAAGATAAGGTGCATCGAAAGATAGTATGTTGTGCCCTACAACAATATCATAATCCTCTACGGTATTGTTAAAAGTATCTGCTCTGGTATGATACCGTACTTCTCCTGTCTCCTTGTCCTTAGTTACACAAACAAATATCTGGGTAGCATCTAGTCCATCAGTTTCGATATCTAGAAATAATATCCTCTGCATTTTTCAGTGCTTCTTTTTCAGTTCTTCCGTTAGCTATCATAGTCCACTTGTAGGGGTGTAAGAAGTAACTATCCTTGGTTCTAGAATACTTCTTCCACTCCTTGGAAGTCCAGTCTTCCAGTACAGACAGGTGTACCTTACTCCAAACTTTGAAAGAGTCTTTCTTTTCTTTTGTCACTTCTTTCTCGTTCGCTATCTTCTGTATCATAAACTCTCTTCCTCTTCTTGTACTTATCTTTTATATTCTTATTCCATTTCCACTCTTTCTTGTTTCTCCTAATCTTCTTTTCCATAATCCTCTTCCCAATTAGAACCGTCGTCTGCCCAAATTATTTTTATTGGAGGATAATTAGAATTGTTATCGACTAGCTGCTGTAGCATATTAGAATGGTCTTTCATTAGAATAGCAGAGAGATCTAAAAGTTCTTTGTCAACATGCTTGGTCTTTATCTTAGACCACAATCTTTTATATTGATTAGCAGACATTAGAAATTTAATGATAGGTATTCTTTCTGACATTACTCTATGTCCTTTACCTTATCAGACTTACTCTTTCTATCATACTTTTTCTTAGAGTTCAAGATCCTTTTACGGAATAGCCTCCATTCTTTAATTCTTGCATAAGGATTCCTTTTCGATTTCTTCTGTGTCATTTCGAGTAACCTCACATAGGCCATGCCTATCATCTATCACACTTTCTTATTTCTTTCAAGAAACTTTTCATTAGACCTCTTCAAGTCTGCCCATTTTTTCTTTGTTGTCCTTACACGGGTAGGTTGTGTTTCATCAGGATCACCTTCATGGCTAACTATGAATACCCACTTCCTTTTTTCTAGAACATAGATGGTTCTATATCCTGATCCTATCCTGGGGAACTCATCATTTAATACGATGTCATATCTATCACCATACTTATTTATCTTAGTTTTGTCCCACTCTGTCCAGTTGCCTTCTGTCAGAATGGACTTGTATTGTGTTTGAGTAATCTTTCTCGGTCTGCCTCTGCGTTTCCCCTGCCTCTTCAGGAAAGCTGGGATCTCTAGAAGATCGTATTCCATGATGTTTTAAATCCCCATAGGGTATAGTTATCTCATCCCCTGCATTAATCCTACCCTTCTGAACTAAGTATCTGATTTTTAAAGGTATTCCTTCTGGTCTGAAATTAGAGTCTGTCCCTAGCAAGTACCTATATAACTCTAGATCCATGATAGATTGAGTCGCTTTAATTTCAGAGGTGCTTTCATATACTATACAGTTAGGAGTATCACTATGATTTAGGAAGGCTCCCACTGCTGTTCTTAACCACCCTAGGTAAGGGTGATGTATATTACAAATACTATGAGGGAAAAACACAATATCATACCTTGCAAATAGACCAAGCCCATCCTTCTCACTTTCTTTAATGGTTAGTTCATCCGGTAACGCTCTCATCTCTCATTCCTTTAAAGAAGAACAGCCCAGCTTATAGGGAATAGCTGATCACATCTATCCGATATAAGTTGTGCAATGTACCTCGTTTCCTTTTGAGCATCGGGTTGTAGTCTTAGCTTACAAATTCTGGCAAAGGCGTACAAGCTACCCGTCCAGTACCACTCAGTGTAGGTAGATTGAGGCAGTACCATACGGGCCTGCTCTGGAGCAATGCCCTTCTCTAGCATACTTTGGTAATGTTGTAAAGCA